CTGCTGTACAGATATACTTCTATACGGCGGGATAACTCTGCCTTCAGCAAGGGGATGATGGATGTCAGGGTTTAAATCAGGCGGCGAGCACCACCTAGTAAAGGGTGTCACTCAAGCCAAAGAACAAGTTCTTGAAAAGGTACGGGTGGGAGTCTCCCCTCAGGCGGCTATGATTGCCATAGGTAAAAAGCCAGATACTATCCGTCAGTGGATGGTCAGAGACCCATTATTTGCAAGGGCACTTGAAGAGGCTAAGGAAGAAGGAAGTAAACAATCCTTTGATGCCCTCGGTGTCCAAAAGGAGTCTATTCCGTTTGCGGAGTTCTCTAAGATGTTTTTTGACCAAATGGTCTTTCCTCACCATCAAAACTGGATTGACCTTCTGGAGGGACGCGAACCTTCTTGGGACCACCCTAATATTATATATGAGCCTGGAGAGTCTAACCGCCTCCTAATCAACGTGCCCCCTGAGCACGCTAAGTCCACCGTTGTNACGGTGAACTATCCAACTTACCGCATTGCCCTCAATCCCAACATCCGCATCATTGTGGTATCAAAGACGATTACTAAGGCACGCGAGTTCGTATACGCTATCAAGCAACGATTGTCCCATCCACGCTGGCTCAAACTGCAGACCGCATATGGTCCAGAGGGCGGTTGGAAACAGGACGCAGATACTTGGCGTACCGATACCGTCTATCTTGGGGGCGATGCGCGTAATTCATCTGAGAAAGACCCAACCATTCAGGCACTAGGTATGGGTGGTCAGATTTACGGCGCACGTGCGGACTTGATTATTCTTGACGACTGTATAACTACAGCCAACGCTCATGAGTGGGAAAGCCAGATTAACTGGTTGCAGAAAGAAGTTATTACCCGTCTGGGTAAAAACGGTAAATTGCTAGTCGTAGGGACACGAATTGCATCAAATGATTTATATAAAGAACTTCGTAATCCGAAGCATTGGTCAGGTGGCAAGACTCCTTTCAGTTATATGGGTATGCCTGCTGTACTTGAGTATGCGGAAAAACCAGAAGATTGGCTTACGCTTTGGAAAGAGTCGGACGTACCGTGGGATGGCGATGATGACACTCCTCAAGAAAACGGCTTCTACCCCAAGTGGGACGGCAAGACGCTCAACAGACGAAGAAGTGAAGTTACTCCCTCAACGTGGGCACTTGTCTACCAACAAGAAGACATTATGGAAGACTCCATATTTCCGCCAGTCCTCGTGCAAGGAGCGACCAATGGGATGCGCAAGCGAGGACCGCTAAGGGCTGGTGCTGCTGGACATCCATCACAGGTAGAACCTCACATTGTGGTTGGTTTTGACCCTGCTATGGCAGGTAACGCTGCATTTGTAGTTTGTACTTACAACCGTGCAGATGGCAGAATTTACGTTAACGATTGTATTAATATGACGGAGCCAACTCCGCAGAAAATTAGGGCGACAATTGAAGAACTGGTTATTAAATATAAGCCACAAGAGTTTAGAGTTGAAATTAACGCTCATCAAAAAGCCTACTCCCTTGATGACGAATTACGAAACTGGCTTGCTGCATACGGCGTACGCCTTGATGCTCACTTCACAGGCAAAAACAAGTGGGACACATCCTTCGGCGTTGCGTCAATGTCTAACTTATTTGGCACAGTCCGAGAAGAAAAGTTCCAAAAGAACAACATTATAGAACTGCCTTCTTCCGAGGGTAGTGAAGGTATAAAGGCTCTTACTCAACAACTGTTGACTTGGAAGCCAAACACTAAAGGCAAGACAGATACTGTTATGGCTTTGTGGTTTGCGGTTATTCGCATCCGCGAACTTATGCAGTCTAATAGTCACACATCTATGTATGCCAACAATCGTTGGACTACTAAAGCACAAATGAATAATAGATACGCAGTTAATTTAGACGATGCCTTTGCAGAGCAATGGCAAGACATATATGGATAGGAATTAAAATGGCAGCAAAGCCAAGAACTGGTGCTGGTATTTACGGCAAAAATGCTAGTAATGTAAACGATACTTATAAGCCTCTTCCACCAGGGATTTACTCAAATAAAACTCCTAAGGTAACGCCTACTCCTAAGCCAGTTATTAAACCTAACACTTACCAGACACCTACCCCTAAGCCTACTCCTAAGCCAACTGCTACGCGAACGGTTAAACCAACGGTTAAACCAAAACCTAAGCCTAAAGTAACTGTTACACCTAGTGCAACACCTACGCCTAGTTCGGAAACTTCAACGGCAATGTCAGAAACTTCAACGGCAATGTCAGAAACATTAACAGCAACTGTTAAACCAGTACCTAAAGATACAAGTAAGCCAACACCTCAGGCAACAACAAAACCTAAACCAACGGCTAAACCCAAGCCTAAGGCTACATTTACACCTACACCTAAAGCAACATTAGTACCCACACCTAAGGCTACACCTACACCAAAAGCCACGGCTACAACGAAGCCAAAGCCAAAACCAAAAAAGTCAAAAACAGATACTTATTTTGGAAGATAAAAATAATTTTTTCCTTTAATCGTTAGGACAATAATGGCATTAACAATAGAGCAGGTAACGGCACGGGTTGACTCCCTTCGTTACCGCAATCACGAACGTGATGCGCGTAACCTTGACGTACTTGCAGTACGTAAAGGAAAGATTGCTCAGGTATATCCTAACTTCTTTCCAGAAGGCGTAGATGCTAACGTAGTAGCAAACTTTGTTGACATTGTTGCACGTGACTTGTCTGAAGTTATGGCTCCACTTCCAGCGGTTAATTGTTCTGCAGCCAATCAAGTATCTGATCGTGCTCGTAGTTTTGCTGACAAGCGTACTCGTATTGCCTCTAACTATTTCCAACACTCAGACTTAGCAGTACAAATGTACTCAGGTGCTGACTGGTATCTAACATATGGATTCGTCCCTTTCATTATTGAATTAGACGATGAAGCAAGACTGCCGCGTATTCGCATAGAAAATCCAATTGGGGCTTACCCAGAGTTTGACCGCTATGGACGTTGTGTGGCATTTGCTAAGCGGTACTCTATGACACTTGGCGAACTAGTATCTCAGTTCCCAGAGTATGATAGACAACTTCTTGGAGAAGAAGGTTATGACCAAGACCTTAATACACAAATTGAGATGGTTCGTTATTACGATAAAGACCAATCTATAATTTATGTACCGCGTAGAAACAACCTAGTCCTTTCTCAAGCGGAAAACCCACTTGGTAAGATGATGGTTGTTGTCGCACGTAAGCCATCTATTGATGGTGAAATGCGTGGACAGTTTGATGATGTACTTGGCATTCAATTGCTGCGTAACCGATTTGCATTACTTGCAATGGAAGCAGCAGAAAAGTCTGTTCAAGCACCTATCGTACTACCACAAGATGTACAAGAACTTATGCTTGGTGGAGATGCGGTTATTCGTACAGCCAACCCAGCAGGTGTGCGCCGCGTAGAACTTAACATTCCATCAGGTGCTTTTACCGAACAAGAAGTTCTTAATCAAGAACTGCGTGTTGGTACACGTTATCCTGAATCTCGTACTGGAAACATAGATGCTTCTATTGTTACTGGTCAGGGTGTACAGGCTCTTATGGGAGCCTTTGACACACAAGTTAAATCTGCACAAGCAATCTTTGCTGCAACACTTAGGGACATTATTAGTCTTTGTTTTTGTGTAGATGAAATGCTTTACCCAGAAGAAAAAACAATTCGTGGAGTAGATTCAGGTTCACCTTATGAGGTTATTTACAAGCCAACTAAAGACATCAAGGGCGACCATTCCGCTGATGTTCGTTACGGTATGCTTGCTGGTCTTAATCCAGCACAGGGTCTTATCTTTATGCTTCAAGCACTTGGAGGAAAACTCATCAGCCGAGATATGGCTATGAGAGAATTACCATTTACTGTTAACGTTACACAAGAATTAGAAAAGATTGAAATTGAAGAGATGCGTTCAGCACTCCTTGGTTCACTTACGGCATACACACAAGCAATTCCACAGATGGCTACTCAAGGTCAGGATGCTTCACAGGTAGTTCGTAAGATTGCTGCGGTAATAAAGGCTCGTCAAAAGGGACAAGCATTAGAGGACGCGATAGAAGAAACCTTTGCTCCGCAGCAAGAAGTTCCTCCTGCTGGCGCTGAACAAACAGTTGAGCAGCCTGTCCCCGTTGCTCCTGAAGCAGCGCCAGTGGGAGGCGCTTTACCCGAAGAACAAGGACCACCACCAGATTTACAAACGCTTTTAAGTAGTTTAACTGGTTCAGGAAAAGCACAGTCAGCAGTAAGAACTAGCAGGCAACGACAAATTTAAGGAGTAAATCATGGCAACACCTCGCAAGAGAACCACAAGGGTTAAAACAGTTGCTGATGAAGGTTACTCAAAGTTAGACCAATACGCAATTGAGTTACACGAATTTTATAAATCATTGCGTAGAGCAGGATTTACGGTTGATAACGCTTTGTATATTCTTTCTGCAAAAGAAACGTATCCTGAGTGGATGCAATCAACACCAACAATAGATGATATTAGAAAACACATGGATGAGGAGGACGAGTAATGGTTGAAAAAAGAGGTGGTTATCAACAGCCTAGCAATCCAGCACCAGTCTCAGGACCAGGTGCACTTTCTCAACGTACTGACGGCGGAGCCGTTGATGCAATGTCGCAACCAAGACAAAAATACACAGGTTTTAATTATGGTAAAAATAGCGAGATTAATGCACAGCAAAGTGGAGCAGACCTTTTTAGTGGATACTCTACGCCTTCATTAAATATGGATTTAAATTCTCCTACTGCATTTCCAGATGAACCAATATCTGCTGGTGCAAATTATGGAGAAGGACCTGGATATACACCAGAAGTTAATAGGGCTTTAGTAGCCCCAACTATTCAAAATACAATTTTTAATGTTATGAAGTTTGATACTTCTGGTAAGTTTGAGGCAATCTATAATAGATTGAATCGGTAGAACCATTGTCTTTTAACCAAGTAAATGATAATTCTATTTTTCCACCAGTGTTGGAAAAAACAACAACAAACTATAATCCTAATCTTGCTGACTCTGACCCTACTATGTATGCAGCAACCGAGGCTGGAAATCCTAGTGCTGCCGATAGAGTTGTTGCACAACAAACTCAGTATTTAAATAATAAACATTCTCAACTTTTAAAGATTTCTGATACATCTAGGGCTAGACAAAACTTTAGAAAACTAGATAAAAATTTGCAGATAAGTCTAGAAAGACTTTATCCTGAATCAGATTATATGAAAGAAGATAAAAGTACTGCTCGTGTTCTTCTTGAA